ATAGCGCTTCCTGACTCCAACCAGAAGGATAAGAAAGCCATCGCCCGGGGCGACGTTCCGGTACTGATGATTAACTCCAACGTGATGAAAGACACCCTGAACGGTCGACTGGACGTAATGGAGCCGGGCAAAGGCATGTATCATATCGGCGACTGGTCAGCGGACTACGTGTTTTCGGAGCTGTGCGTGGAGATCAGAACCGACAAAGGTTGGGAAAACCCGAATAACTCCCGAAACGAAACGTGGGACTTGAGTTACTATGTGCTTGGCATGTGCGTCAGCGGGCGTGTTCTCGCAGTCGAGCAGCTTGATTGGGAGAACCCTCCGGGCTGGGCCGCCGGTTGGGAGACCAACTTCATGATCCGCAAGCCCGAAGAGGACAAAAAGTTTGAACAGTCTTCGGATAGCGAATACAGTTTTAAAGACTTAGCGGCACTACTAGCCTGACAGGAGAGACCAAATGACCCCAGATGAATGCCGGGTGATGTACCAGAAATTGCTCGACGAGGCATTAAAAGCCTATCATGCCTTGATGACGGGCGGGTCAGTCCGCGTTGTCGTCGACCAAAATAGCGAGCGCGTCGAGTACACGGCGGCCAACAAACAAAACTTGTGGGCCTACATTGTGCGATTGCAGAACGCGCTTAATTCTGACAATCCCTGCAACGCCTTCATGGGCGTACCAAGCGGGCCTGCTGGATTCCTATACTGATGAACCAGACACCGAAGCAACAGAAACCACGCGCACCTCGGGCGAAGAAAACCGAGATCGCCCCGGTAGCCGATGCAACGCCAGTCGAGGGCCAAGCCTTCGGCGGCGGCATGGAAGGCGCTGACAGAAACACGCGAGAACTGTTCCGCTGGAACCCGGCTATCATTTCCCCGGATCAGCAGATTTCCCAAGACCAAACGATGGCGTCTGCCCGGGCACAGGACATGGTGCAGAACGACGGCTACGCAGCCGGTGCCGTGGCAATGCACAAGGACTCGGTGGTCGGCTCGCAGTACAAGCTGAACGCCAAGCCAAACGCCCTTGTTCTTGGCGCGCCGGAAGGTTGGGCAGAAGACTTCCAAGAGGTTGTGGAGGCCAGATTCAACATGGTGTCCGAGTCGCCGGAGAACTGGTTTGACGCGCGACGCATGAACACCTTCACCGGGCTTATCCGCCTCGGCGTCGGCGGCTTCGTGATGACCGGGGAGATCCTCGCTACCTGTGAGTGGTTGAAGAACCCCGGGCGCACGATGATGCAAAACCGGCCATTCGGCACGGCCATTCAGATGATCAGCCCGTTCCGCCTGTCCAACCCGAACAACGTGATGGACACGCCTACGCTTCGATCTGGGGTAGCGCTTGACCAGAACGGCGCGCCTATCGGGTACCACATCCGTAAGGCATTCCCGGGCGATCCTACCGACCTCGATAACTGGTCGTGGAAATACGAGCCTGCGCGCTTCGATTGGGGCCGCCGTCGCGTGATCCACGTTCTCGAAGCATTGCTCCCGGGCCAGACTCGCGGTATCAGCGAAATGGTCTCGGCGCTCAAGCAGATGAAGATGACTCGGAATTTCCAAGAGATCACGCTGCAGAACGCCATCGTCAATGCGACCTACGCGGCGGCCATTGAGTCCGAGCTGCCGTCCGAGGTTGTCTTCGGTCAGTTGGGCATGGGCCAGAAACCTTTCGGCGACATCCTAAACGGCTACATGAGCAGTCTGGCCGAGTATCTGGCCGGGTCGAAAAATATCTCAATCGACGGTGCCAAGATCCCGCACCTGTTCCCCGGCACTAAGCTGAAAATGCAGCCTGCCGGAACACCGGGTGGCGTGGGCACCGACTATGAGGAATCACTGCTTCGCAACATCGCCGCGTCACTCGGCCTGTCCTACGAGCAATTCAGCCGCGACTACACGAAGACAAACTACTCGTCCGCGCGTGCGTCAATGGCCGAAACGTGGAAGTACATGGAGAGCCGTAAAAAGCTGGTGGCCGACAAGATGGCCTCAATGATTTATACATTGTGGTTGGAAGAAGAAATCAACGCTGGTAATGTTCCGTTACCGCCGGGCATGACTTGGCGTGATTTCTACGACCCGATGAAGCGCGATGCCCTTTGCAACTCAGAGTGGATCGGCGCAAGTCGCGGCCAGATTGACGAGAAGAAAGAAACCGAAGCGGCAATCCTTCGCATCAAGAATGGCCTGTCAACGTACGAGGCAGAAATTGCCCGCCTTGGTGGCGACTTCCGCGAAGTGTTCAAACAGCGCGCTCGCGAAGAGGGTGTGATTAAAAAACTCGGTCTCGACTTTAGCGGCAAGGTAGTCGAAGGCACCGAAACCCAGACGAGCAGCACAGGCGGCGGGTCTGAACCAACGGACAAAGAGGATCAACCAAATGAATGATCAGGTAAGAGCAAGCGTCATGATGGCGCTCAATCGCATGAACGGTAACGCCATCGCCGTACGTGACAACGACACCACCATGATGTCGAACCTGCAGCAAATGATGATGTGCGAAGATGACGACTATCAGGAACGCGCAGAGCAGCAGATGCGCGAGAACCTGTGCGCAGCATATGGCATCGGCCAGCCGGGCCAAGGTAAGCCGTTTGCGTTCTCCAACGGCCTAGCAATCATCCCGGTACACGGCACGCTTATCAACCGTTACGGCGGGTACTACTACGGCTACGTTACCGGTTACAACTTCATTCGCAGCCAACGTAATGCGGCCCTGACTGACCCGGATGTCGAGGGGATTATTTACGACATCAACTCGAACGGTGGCGAGGCCGCAGGCTGTTTTGAACTGGCGCAAGAAATGTTCGACACACGCGGCGTGAAACCTTCGCTGGCGGTAATCGATTCTAATTGCTATTCTGCTGCGTATGCCATCGGTAGTGCGGCAGACAAGATGACGGTCATCCCGTCGGGTGGTGCTGGCAGCATTGGTGTGATTTCCATGCACGTCGACATGTCGAAAATGCTGGAAGACATCGGCATCAAGGTCAGCATCATCAAGTCAGGCGCACACAAAGCCGATGGCAACCCCTACGAGGAACTGTCAGATGAAGTCCGGGCAAACTATCAGGCAAGCGTCGATAGTATGCGTACAGATTTCGTTAATCTGGTGGCCCAAAACAGGAATTTAGATCCGAAGGTAGTGCGCGACACCGAGGCAATGTGCTATAACGCTCAGGACGCGAAGGCAATCGGGCTAATCGACGCAGTTACGACCCCGATGCAGGCCGTAGCAGAATTTCTAAACGGGCCTTCCGACGGCTCAGAACAATCAGGAGCAAATGCCATGAGCTTTACTCAAGAAGAAATGGACGCCGCGCGCCAAGAAGCAGCAGCGCAAGCGACCACCGCAGAACGTACCCGCATCGCCGGGATCATGGGCTGCGAAGCCGCCGCGAACCGCCCTAATCTGGCGTCGCATTTGGCTTTCAAAACCTCCATGACCGTTGCCGAAGCTGGCGACATGTTGGTTGTATCCGCCGAAGAAAAATCGGCCGCCGCACCTGCCGCACCTGCTGCGCCAGCGAACCCTGCAGCAGCCAAAGGCGATAGTCCTTTCGATAACGTAATGGCTAACGCACAACATCCGAATGCAGGTGCCGACGCTGGTCAGGAAGGCACGCAGGAAGATAAAGAAACTGCCGGGCTGATGGCTGCTGCTAAGTCTGTAGCTGGCGAACAATGGGCTTAATGAGAGGACACTGACATGTCATTAGCACTTCTGATGGCGGCTACTAGCCTGCCGAACTACCTTGCCGGTAACGGCGACCTCGGGACTTGGGAACCGACCCAGATCTTCGCGGGTGAATCTGACATCGTGACCGAAGGTGGCGTCTGTGCCGCTGACATCACTATCTATCAGGTGATCGCGAAGAACGCAGCCGGTGCAATGGTTCCGCATGATCCGACCGCAACGACTGGCACCGGGGAAGATATCGTACCCGCTCCGCAGTCCGTGGCTATCGGTATCGCGGCACAGCCTGCGAAGAACGGCCAGAACGTCCCGTACTACATCGGCGGCGTGTTTAACGGTGCTGCGCTGACGTGGCATTCCTCGTTGGATACTTTGGTGAAGCGTCAAGCTGTATTTGACCGCACCAACATCCACATCGGCAACCTGTACTAAGGAGCAGCATAAAATGGCTGGACTGTATACTACCTATCAACTGCTGGCGGTACAGCGCAAGTTAAAAGCCTTGCCTGCGTTCTTCCTGCAGTGGTTCCCGCGCCAGATCGCCTTCGAAGAAGACATGATTGCCTTCGACAAAGTGATCCAAGACATCACCCGCGTTGCCCCGTTCGTTGCGCCTAACGTTCAAGGCCGAGTGATCAAGGAAGAAG